AGGATCTGGTCCAGGTCTACTTGGCTTTAATTGAGGATGTTTTGGTTCATATTCATCAGGACCAACTTTCAATCCATTCCATTCTTTTTTCATTTCTCTTAAACGATAACGAAAACCAGACCGATCTGAATATCCCCATGCTTTTTTACCACTTGCGTATCTAGCCATTTTATCTACTCAAATAAGAAATACTAGGTGTTAATTTAAGAGGTGTGCTATTTGCATCCTCTGCTGCGGCTCTTTGAAATTCCTCTTCATACAAAGTTTTTAAAATTTGTATTCTGTCTGGTGCTTTTTTAATAGCGAGGTAATAAGCAAGTCCTGCTACCATACAAGGCAAAAATCTAAATGGTGCATCAGTTGTATTAACCAAAGTATCTGCATCTTGTATTCGTCTTACATAATAATAAACTAAAGTATAAGAAGCATCTGGAGTCGCCCATAAAGTTATAGTTGGTGTTACTTGTCTATCAAAAAAATACTGACTTGGTTGACCAGTGGTTCCTTTGTTTGGAATTGTTAAATATTCACCTCTGCTCATTTGAGTTAAAGTAAAATCTACACTATTACTATTTCTTAAAACAACTTCCAATAAATCTACATAATCACTTGCTAAACTATATGTAGCTGTGCCAGAAGTCACGGACACTGTTGCTTGGTTCACGGTCCACATATTTAGTCCTCTGTTTGCCCAATCAGCAAACATAAGATTTAAAGATCTTCTAGCTGTTTTAGCATCGTAACCTGTTCTCATCTCCAAGCCACATCTCTCATAAGCTTCTTCTATAATCTCTGCTACATCTAAATCAAAATCTCTTGAACTTGAAGTTGCCATTATGTTTTCCTTTTAACTGCTTTAACTCTTTTTGGTTTACCTGCTGGTTGTCCTAATCTTCCTTTTTGAGCGATTCTGCTTCTTTTTTCTGAGGCAGACATTTCCGAAGAAGTCTTCGGAGTTTTTTTACTAATTCTTTTACTCGGTCTACAATAAGGCGTACCACGCTTTTCACCTTTTTGACGACCACATGCTTTACCTGTCCTAACATCTTTCCAGTCCTCCTTGAACCATCGTTTTAATGCTAAACCTTTTTTTGTTTTTCTTACTGCCATTACGCATACTTTGTGACTTTTCGTCTACCAGACATAACTTTACCACAACCTCTAGCAATGTTTTTATTTTTTGTTTTTCTTTTTGTCATCTTAACAACCTTACCCTCTTTGGCTGTCATCGTTTCTCTTTTTACTTTTTCAATAGCAGTATTTAATCCACCACCCATTGCTTTCTTTTTACCACCAGTGCCATAGTTTGCGGCCCCAACTTTTCTACATTTAGCAATAGCTCCACTCGCATACGCTGAAGGAAAAACTTTATACCTTGCTTTTACTTTATGATAACATGCGTCTTTTGGCATTATTTACTCCTTATTTTATGACATCTACAATTATATACATTTCTTCCACATTTTAAACAGTATCTTGATGGACTACCCTTTACGACTTCTCCTTTTTTTAGCGGCACAATGTGCTTTTTCAGAAAATCCACGAGGTCGGGCACAATTGATTTTGTTCTTGCGTTTGGCACTCCATTTCCTTTTACCTGGTGCTTTTGTTATCTGTTTTGAGATTGAACTCCGCGAGATTGCCATTTTGTGTTTTCCTTTTAATAAAATCTACCCATAGTGTGTGTAGCATTTTATGGTTTTCTGTAACTTTTACTTCTGTGACTGCTGTTCTTTTATCTACCTCAATGAGAGTAGATACAATCCAAGCTATTGAACCTGCTACGAGAACAATAGAAACACCACTAATTAATTCTTTAGTCTTTAACATTTCCATCTTCTCCTAGCTTGTCTTAAACGGCTATTTGGATTTTTAGCTGCTTTAGGAAATTTTTTCATTTGTCCTGCTGAACGAGCACAAAAAGATTTTCTACGTTTAGCTGCTTTACTACCAGCTTTAACTTTTCCCGTAACGGCAGTTTTTAATTTACTGCCTGGGTTTTCTCTTCTATAACGAGCCACCCCCGCTTTAGTCATCCCCGCACCACTTTTGGTAGAGCGAAAATATTTTTTAGTTTTCGGTGGCTGTTTGTCTCTTTTTCTAGCCATATTACTTCCTATGCAAAAAAGAAAGTCATCATATCTACAGTGCCAACAGTATATTTGATAGTTAAACCATCTTCAAACAAAACACCATTTTGAGGTATTGTTCTATCTATAGTCGTATTGTCTGTTCCAATTGTTCTTGATTTAAATAAAACTGTCCCTGATTCTGGTGTTCCGTTAATAAACTCAACAGTTCCAGCAGATCCACCAGACACGATTGAAAATCCTTTTAGACGAACTCTGATTCCACCACCCACGGATTGTGCCGCAGAAGTAGTAGATCCAACTTTTAAGTTGGCTGCGAATTGAGCAGAACTTGTTACAGAGGTTATTGTTTTAAAATACTTTGTTCCTGCAACAGCCTCAGCTGAACCAGTTGAAGTAATAACTTCTGTTAAGGCGTTACCAAAAACATCAGTGCCAACTATAGTGTTTGTTTTACCATTGTCACCAGTGCCAGTTGTTGTAACATTTAAAATTCTAGCACCACCAGATGCAAAAGATGAATTGGCTATAGTAGCCGCGGTATCTGGTCTTGCAGCAGTTACGATAAAATCGTCATCAGCCGCAACTTCATCACTTATAAAAACAGGTTTTACATCTGAAATTGTTCCTGCCATAATTAATCTCCTTATAAAGTGGGGGAAATTAATCCCCCATTAATTTTACTCGTACATAGCTCTGCTTATTGCAGTATAGTGAATATTCACTGCCTCTGCTGCCGCCGCACCTGCTTCAATACCAATATAAGGTATGAAATCAACATCGTCAGTTAAAGCACCTGTTTTTGTTGTACCAGTTGAAACTGCTGTTCCACCAGTTGAACCAGAAGTGGTTGTCACATTATATTGTTGACCATTAATAAACACAGCTGCTTTTCTATCGCTATCAATTGAAATTTTAAGATGATATGGAGTGTTTGCTGCTACTGTTACTGGTATCTGGCTTATAAAGTCTGTTCCACCTACACTATGAACTAAATGCCATTTAGTAAAATCGTCAAATGATTCAGAGTTTGTCGCATCTGTTTGAAACTTAAAATATATTTGATCATCATCAGTTGCTACAAGTTGATCATTCGTTAATTTTAATCCTGCCCATACTTTTTGATTATCAATTGCAGGTAACATTATAGAACATTCCCATTCAGTTTGGTTTTCTGTTCCCCACTGAACACCAGTCCAAGCAGATTGTGCATCTGTGTCGCCAGTTCCTGCGTTATCTAAATGAGGTGCAAGAATTGCTTGGTCTTGGTCTGCTCCAGCAGTTGTTAATAAAATTCCTGCTGCGGTTGTAGAAAAAGTACTTAGTGCAGAAGTCATGTTAGTCCCTAAAACTTCAAAATTCTTTTGACCCGCTCTAGCTACTTCTACTGTTGATGCAGCATCTAGATCAGCATTAAGGATAGGTCTTTGTAAAAAATACTCTTCTAAGTAATATCTTCTAGTGTCTTTAAGACCACTAATTTTTGTTCTGTCTTGAATTAAGCCAGTAGTTGTATTTTTACTTACTAACTTAAAATTATTTTCGGAACGGACTGCTCCTGAAAAAGTTGTATTAGCCATGTTAAATCTCCTTGTCTTGGCAATTGTCAGCTACCCCATGTAACTGTCAAGGTTTCTTCTATTATACATAAAAAAGGGCAGAATGAAACTGCCCTTTTTACTAAATAAGTTTATTTAAAAAACTTATGCTGCACCTGGTGAACCAAAAACGGCACGAGGATCAGAGAAACCAAAAGAATATCTTTCTCTTGCTTTATATCTCATGTTTCCAGTGTCAAAATCTGGGTCCATTGCGGTTGATAAAGGCATCCTTTCGAAATGCTTTAAACCATTTGGTGCATCTGACTTAATAAAGAAAGCGTCAGTATCAGTTAGATAATCGTTAATGGTGTATCCACCAGGAAGCATACCTGTGCTCTTGATAGCATTAACATCATTATCTGCTGTTCCAACTCTTAAATTAGAAGCCATTAATCTTTCTGCTACGAATTGTAGTTGTCTAGGAATAATTAACTTCATTCCTCTAAGAGCGATAATTAATCCTCTCTCATCTACAAATCCAGCAATCTTGATTAACGCATCTTCTAAAGATGTTTCATTAAGATCGGCTGCAGTTGTTGGCTCATTAGCGAAAGTTCCACCATTTGTCAATGGATGGTCTGTTGCACAAAGTGCGACTCCATCACCACCAGCAGATGCTCCAGCAGTAAACGCATTGTTTAATACGTTAGCTGCTTTTACTTGCTTAGTGTGTGCCATTGATCTTGCAAGTGCTCTCGTATAACGACCAGATAGCTTGTCGTAAAGGTTATCCTCTACAGCTTCTTCTGTTATTGAGAACGCCATTGCAACTGTCTCATGGTTATACCTTGCAGTATAAGCTTCGTTTGCATCGTCAAATGCTACTGCATTTCCCTCAGCTTTTGTGGGTGCAGCACCAAATCCACTCAACATTACTTCTTCTTCAAACGCTCTGTCTGATGACTCGGTGTCAAAGATTTCGGCATGTTGACCTTCATACCTATTATACTCCATACCAAAGAGGGCGTTTAAGCCTGGCTCTAGTTCTTTGGCGAGTTGTGCTCTAGAAATTGCCATAATTAAGCCTCCTTATGATATAGCAGCATCAGCATCACCACTTGAAGAGGCGAATACATGATTGTTAATTTTAACGATATAGGAGATACCAGCGGCAGAATGGTCTGCATTAGACACATCTTCATGAATCCCTACAATCATTAATGGATTTGAAGGATCTGAGTTTTCTGCGGTAGATATATCTATTGTCGCACTAGAAAGTCCAGTAGTAGTGCTTCCACTAGTTGCTGTACCTAATTGTGCTGTTTTAAAAATATCTGCTTTTGCTGTAGCTCTGTCTGTATTTGTTCCATCCGAAGCAATAATGAATCTTTGTAACGGATTGTCATAAATAAAACATTTTATATCGAAGTCTGTATTGGCGGTTCCTGAACCTGCCCAATAGTTCTTAAAAGTTAATTTACCAGTTGTGGCATCAACGTATTCGGCACCAGCAAACACACCTAGGAGTTGTTTACCATCTCCATCGGCACTTGTTATGATGGCTGCAGTTCCACCCGTCAACTCAACTTCAACTGGGGAACCTTGATATATCGCTGAAGCATCACTCTTGATAAAATATTGGTTAGTAGCACCAGAAAGAGTATTTCCAATAGTACTAACTGGCTTTAATCCAAAACTTGAATTAGCGTTTGCCATAGTTTAGCTCCTTAAAAATTACTCGGAATTGGGTTTTGCTCCTTTTCCGAAGGTTACACGACTTTGCCTATCATTATGAATAGGCATCGAGGGATGTTGTTCCCTCATCAGGTTTTCATCCACGGCTTTCATTTGATTGCGGGTCTGGTCCCGAAAATATTCAGTTCTTTCATCTACCGTTTCTTTAGGAATTCGTGCTAACATCAAACCGCCAACACCAATAATTCCTTTATCTTTACCCTCTTCTATAACTGGATACTTAGCATGAGCGTCATCATATTCATCTGCTCTTACTGGTTCCCATCCTTCTCTCATCTTTGCATAAACATTTGTTTTATCATCCTCACCTCTTATGTGA